AACCTTACGAGATTTATTGAGTGTGTATAGTAAAAATATAGAAATCAATGATGCAATTATCGCCCAAGCCGAAGCAGACGCCCCATTGAGTGGATATGATACTCATAGCTATTTCGTTATTCCAACTCGAGAATCTGGCATTGTTGATATAGTAGATGCAAGTGATGATATAATCACTGTTGATTTGGAAGATGCAGCCGTCGATGCAAGTATGATACTACACAGCCCTAAGAGGGATTTTTATATAGGATGGTTAACTGGGGATGGAAAGCCACCAAATGGGTACACCTTCACTATGGGCATTGAGTTCCCATCAGCAAATACCATCGGGCAATTCCATTTAAGAACTGATTATCTCCCAAATAGACTATATAGATGGAATGGAACCAATTGGGTTAAATTTGAAGATAATGTACGAATGACCATGACTAACAAACCGAAGAATGCGTTGCCGGCTAACTCATCATTAACGCGCCAAACTCAGAAGACTGGCTTCATTAATAACAATACTACTGCAACAATAGCAGGAGAAGTTATTCCTGAGCGCCAGGCATTGAGCAAAGCACTGCGGCCACGCGCTGACAATTAATTTGGAGAATTAAAATTCAACACTTCTATGATGGGCAAATAAAAAGAGTTCTCACACAATTCATGAGATTGATGAGCAATTTTGGTGTCAAAGATGCATCGGGAAAAATCACGCAGGTGCCAGTACGATATGGCGACCCTTCAAGACAAGTGGCAGCTATTTTAAATAAAAATTCTGAAAATGTAATGCAAAGTGCTCCGATGATCGCGTGTTATATCAAAGATCTAAAGTTTGACCGTTCGAGGCAACAAGATCCAACATATGTTAGTAAGATGCATATAAGAGAACGAGCTTATGATGCGGACAACTCTGAATATTTCAATACACAAGGATTGAATTACACTGTTGAACGAATTATGCCCACTCCATATCTTATTACATTCAATGCCGACATATGGACAACCAATATGGATCAAAAATTACAGTTATGGGAACAAATTACTGTATTGTTTAATCCAAGTATGGAATTACAAATGTCTGATAATTATATAGATTGGACAAGTTTAAGTGTTTTGGAACTAACGGAAGGATGTGTATTTGAGAGCAGGACAGTTCCTCAGGGGGTTGCAAATGACCTAAGTATCGCGACATTACAATTTACTGCACCTATATGGATAACTCCTCCTGCCAAGATTAAAAGACTTGGCATAGTAACAAAAATCATTGCCAACGTATTTGTTGAGCCAACTGGAACCGGGGAGGGTGGTGGATATGCAGATGCATTCGATGGTGGGGATATATTTGGTGGTTTAATTCCAGATGCGAGAATAGTAGTCACCCCCAAAGATTATGATTTATTGGTTTTAAATAATGTTGCGGTTTTGGTTCCGGTTGGATACGCAAATGTTAGTGAAGGGTGGTTAGATATTGACGATGTTCCTGATCGACCATCATGGTTGAATTTATTGGATATGTACCCTGGGAAGTTTATACCAAATCTAAGTCAATTGCGTATCAAAAAACCAGATGGAAATGAAATCGTCGCACAACTCTCATTAAATGCGAGTAACGAATCATTAATGAATCTTTCATTCGACATTGATACAATTCCTGCAAACACCATTTTGACCACTAGCACGTATAGTCGTGGGACCATAGATGCAATCATCAATCCACAGACATTTAATCCAAATTCAGTATCTGGTCAAAATATAGATCGTAGATATCTTATTCTAGAAGATATAAACGTCAATGCTGAATTTGGTACCATGGGATATGATGGACCTGATGCGTGGAAGGGGATAGGAGGTAATGATTTCCAAGCAGGAGCAAATGATATCATACGATGGGATGGCACTGATTGGGCGGTTCTTTTCGATTCCTCAATAACCACTTCAACTACTTACATAACTAATGCATATACAGGAATTCAATACAAATGGGATGGATCTTCATGGTCCAAATCGTTTGAAGGAATTTATAGTAACGAAAATTGGCGATTAATTTTATAGTATGACAGAAATTCTATGCTCTGGTGGGTTATTTTTATCCAAGGAATCACAGAGATTTTTATTTTTACTCAGAACTCAGGGCAAGACAGCGGGTACATGGGGACTTGTCGGCGGAAGGAAAGAGATACACGATCAAACACCGTATGATACCCTTATACGTGAAATATCAGAAGAAGTTGGAAAGACTCCTACTATACGAAAATTTGTACCATTGGAGTTATTTGTTAGTAATGATCAGAAATTTCAATATAATACATATGTATTGATTATAGACAAAGAATTTGTGCCATCTCTGAATAAAGAACATAGTGGATACGCATGGTGTGATATAGGCATGTGGCCAAAACCACTGCATCTCGGGGTGCGATCGAGCCTGACCAATCGGGTTAATAAAACCAAACTAGAAATATTGTTAGAATTACTTTAATCCCATACTTTTACGTATTGATGTTCCTGAGATTTTTGTGATTTCTTCATCAAATGTTTCTTCCCCGGAGGTATAACCAACTCCTCTCCCCCAGCCAATATGAACTATGTTTGGCACAACTTGTATCACATATTGCCCTTGATATAACGGATCTAGATCTCGTTTAATTGCATGTTTAACCTGATCTAAAGCGAATGGATTACTATCATTCCATCCCTGACAGTCACGAATCATAATACATACCTGTCCAGTTCTCGCTATCAATCTCTCAAATAATGCACGATGGCCGGGATGCCAAGGTTGCCATCTCCCTAATTGCTGCACTGTTGGCTTCTGCCAATCGAATGTGGGGCGGCGAGTATTCATAAGAATATGCATAGCAGCAAAATCCGACCATACCTCTGCATTTTGTTCTATGATTCTGAAATCATATATCTCTGGTTCAACAAAAGCTTTGTTTGTATCTTCAAATCTTCCCGTATCTATTGTATCTAACCATACTGTCCAATCAGCTTTAAAATTATTTCGCATTTCGACCAATGGAGCAACAAAATCACATATCACATAATCACAGGATGAGGCATCTGCAAGTGTACGCATACGGATACTCTGTCTAATTCGTCCAGATTCTGAAAAATCCCAATCATTATATTCTTTACGCACATCATCGGCATTGAACCACATAACAGTTTTGTTTGATTCCTCTAATAATACCTTGAGTGATTTGGCAAAGGTAGTTTTTCCTGACCCAGGTAGGCCCATTATTAATATTCTTTGTGTCATTATATTTCCTTATTTGTAAGTTTCAGTACCGTTCTTATTAAATCTGCATGGGTATGATGAGCTGGATTAAAATGCATAAGGTTGTGTTTCTTTAATATTTCGTTTGGGTCTTGCCCAACGGTCATAAGATGGCACAAATCCACCCCCCATTTATCTGTAAACATTCTCTTGTAAAATAGATCCCGATCTTTAGTTCGTTGAATGTCCTCATTGCTTTGCCAAGTTGATTTGCCATTAAAATGCAAAACAAAACTCTGTGCTATATACGCAACGGGAATGTTCAACAACAATGCCCGCAATCTATAATCCAAATCTTCACCGCCATTGATGAAACTCTCATCTAAATATCCCACGACATCATATACCTCTTTTGGCAATCTGAAGGCATAGAATGGCATCATTAATTTATCAAAGGAGTTGATTGTCATGGATGAAATATGATTTTTGACTATATTACATAGCTCTTCATATTGATTGTTGTATCGTTCCAAATCGTGTACAGATTCCAAATCCAATGATCCTGATTTATATTGAAATATTTGATTGCAACATGGTATCGTAATTGCGTTATTTTGCTCTAGGGGAGTGAACCAATTCGGAGTTAATACTATATCATTGCTAAGGAACATCAGGTTTTGACCGTTCTGTTGCGCTAATTTAATCAATGAGTTAACATTTTCAGCAAAAGACTTGGGAGCATCATTATGAATAACTGATGTGAATGCATTTGGTGGGTTATCCCAAACATTGTCATTATCAATTAATACAAAATTATCGTTGTATCTCAACAATGTATTTTTAAAAAAACTCGCCAGAGCAAGATCTGTATATGCCGTCGAACTGCGTGACGTGGTCATCCCAAATAATGTACCACTCTCCATAGGCTAATTAAACAATTTTATTCGCTATAACTGCCAATAAATCTGCATTTGTCCATGTATCTCGGATAGCATCATATTCTTCATCTTGCCACGCAATTACACTTTTATAGCCACCCGAACCTCGCATGAGATTAGTGTCTCTGTCATCGGGCACAAATGGCCCCAGTTCAACGTCAACCCTAACTTGTCTATTTTCAATATTTTCAGTAATTTGTCGCACCCTCCATTCTGAGGTTACTCGACGTTCTGACAAAACAATTTCACCAGATGCCGTTGCAATAGTGTTGATTAATGCTGCCATAATGTTCCTTATTTTTTATTATTTATTTCTGACAAAAATGATTCCCATTGAGGAATTCTTGCATCCCATGTCCAAAATTTATTGTAATGATTACTCTGTTCCCTAAGCTGTTCCTGGGTTGCTCTATTCCAGTAATTATCAATTGCCGAATTCAAGGCTAAGGCATATCTGTTTGTTAATACCTGTCTATTTGGACCATAGGGCACATAAGTTGCCCAATCACCGCAGGTTTCGGGCAATGCTCCATAATTTGTTGTGACAACCTGACACCCGGCAATCAATGATTCAATTGCGGAAATGCAACTAGTTTCTTCAAACGTGCTTGGATATGCAAATATGTGAGATTGCTTCACAGCATCTCTTACCTCATCATTTGGTGCATATCCTAAATAATTTACGTTTGGCATATTCCTTGCAATATCAAATAGCCATTCAAATTGATTTCCAGCTATTTTTTCAAAATCCGGACCATAAATTTTTGTACTAGAATATATAGTCAATTCTATATCTGAGCGATTTAGAATTCTAAATGCATTCAAAATCACATCTAATCCTCGCCAAGGAGTTGATGTATAAATTAGTTTCAATTTGCCAGTTCTAGGTCTTTCAATAAATTCCACAGGATGGGTTGCATTTTTAAGTATCACACTTTTGTATGCAGGAATATTAAACTTGTTTCTAAATTTTTCATATTGCCAATGACTAACCCAAGCGAAATAATCCACGCTATCCATGAATTCTTCACTATTCATTAATTCAATATTTTCTTCATTGCAATTCAATTGTTGCCAAATAATATTTACTTTATTTGGATCTAGAAATTTTGGATTGCAGTGACTAAGGATTAAATTAAATTTATTATTCCATCCTTGAGGGAGTTTATCCATGAGAGTATAAAATGCTATCTCACTTCCTCCCATCGGCCTCTTTTGAAATTCAGTCATAATTATTTGTAGAGCGATCGTACCTGATCAGGATTTATATTCACAGGATTTAAATATCGATTTTGTTTCACATTTCCGTAGCCTGATGGTTGTGACATGAGTGGTTGCTTATTTTGAGGTATATTTGCTCTAAAATTTGCCAACCATTTCTCAAAATTGCCTGTATATTTCTTTGTGCCAACATGATCGCATGTGATTGTTGTATCCAACCAGATAGATATTCCACCCTCAATTAATCTTTGACATACCCATATATCTTCACTAATAAGACTATTGTTTTTAGCTATCACATTGAACACTAAACGGCGAACTTTATTATATTCGGGTTCAGCATACGGCTCACTATTATCCCATAACCATTGAACTGCATATCTACTAAGTCGTAAAAATCCAGTACCAAGACCTTCAACTTGCAATAGTCCAGTTTTAGGGTCAGCTGCTCTATTCATATCTAATAATTTTACAACATATGTTTCTTCATCGCTTTTTTTCGGATATGTTCCTCCCACAACATCAACTGGGTATTCGAGCAATTTAAAAACATCTTCTGGATTCCATTTTATATCACCATCGATGAAAATAATATCATCGCATTGCATCTCAAGCATTATTGCAACAAGATCGTTCCTTGCTCTTTGAACTAGGGCATCATAACTTAACCAAATTGGAAAAATCTCTATATTTCGTGCAATACCTTGTCTAACAGTTTCCAATAAACTATTAACATACCATACTTCTAATCTACCATCATAACATGGTGTACCAATCATAACCCTTCGGGGTCTTGTGTTTTGTTGTTCCATCATTCTATCCATAATAATTGTTTCTTCATATGATCAAAATCTGCTTTCCAAAAACTACTTTGACTATAATGCATCCATAGATCTTCTGGCAATATTGGACGCCGATGTATATATTCTATTTTCTTTCTGATAGTATGTAAACCTATTAGGTTGGCCTGGCGATCGAACTCGTCATAACTATCTTCAACATTCTCAACATCATGCTCGAACCATGGTTCTTCTAAAAAATCGTAAATTCTTTTCATTACATTAATTGGATTCTTGGTCAAAACATCATAATCAACAATACAAAGGTTGCTTTTATCATTCCCGTATATCCCCTGCTTCAAACAAATCAACGGACCTTGCACAAATCCACCTTCATTCCCCATTAACATATGACTTCGTTCATAAACAGTTGGCAAATCTCTATGATTATAAAGGGCTTTAATTGTGAGTGGGTTTTTATTATTCAATTGTTCAAAACTATCTAAAATCCACGGAACATCTCTAATACATGCTATGATTTTACTACTAGGAAATAAATCTTTGATCAATGGCATTCCGGCAGTCCATGCCCTATTGGTGTTGAAGCACACTGGTGGTTTATTTCGATAAAAAACTTCAAATAATCCTCTTAATATTTCTGCTCGTTTTTCAACAGGAACAGTGGTCTCCATCCCCACCGCTTGATGGGTTACCTGCAATATTCCACGAATATATTCATGCAACGGATCGGTTATATCTGCATGAAATCTAGGATTTTGTTTTAATATGGCACTCAACAAAGTCGAACCAGACCTTGGTAATCCCGATATAAAATGATATTTTTGCATCATCGTTTAAAAATCAATTTACCCAATTCTGGCAAGTAGAGATATCGTATATCACATCGTAATATTGTATCAATGGCGTCGTTCAATGAATCAACCAATGGATCCCCTGCTAAATTAAAACTAGTATTGAACAATATCGGTACTCCTGTTTTTTTATAAAATTCTTCAATCAACTCATAATAATGAGGATTTTCAGTTTTATCAACAGTTTGAATCCTGCATGTGCCATCAACATGTGTAACTGCTCCCAATAAAGATAGTTTTTCAGGCAATACATTTACCGCATACATCATAAATGGGCTAGATTTTAAAGTTCTCATTTCAAACCAAGAATTCGCATGTTCTGCCATGACGCTCCCCGCAAATGGCCTAAACCATTCTCGCCCCTTTACTGCATTGACAATATTTTTTCCATTCGAATGTCTGGGATCATACAATATGCTCCTATTACCCAATGCTCTAGGACCAGCTTCTGATCTTCCTGAAAACATAGATACTATACTACCACCATCTATAATATCAGCAACATGGGCTGGGGTTGTATCAAACATTTCTAAATTTGGGTGCATCTTTAACAATGGTTCTAACATTTCATATTTTGGTTTGGTGCCTAGGTATAGAGATTTCAAAGGAGTCACCGTGGATGAACCGCTTTTACTGTACCATGCCATTAACGCCAAACCTATTGCTGTTCCACCATCACCACTTATTGGATCGATGTATATATTCAAATTTGGAAATCGTTTCAGATAATAATAGTTTGCCACACAATTTAATCCATACCCGCCGGATATAACTATGTTTGTCTCTCCAGTTTTAGCAACAGCCTCTATTAAGTCTCCCATCAATTCCTGGGTTTCGTGCTGAACTTGCCATGCTAAATTTTTATCAATATCTGTACATTTTGTAAAATCTCGATGCCACACTTTGGGATCTTGAATGCGCCTCCCCTGCGGCCAATTCTCTTCATTTATATACGCACCTGCTGGATAATAGGGTACCAAAACTGCCTGATTTCCTTTGCCTTTTGTATCAAATAGTTTTG